GATTTAAGTCCTCGTACAGTACAAAATCTTTACATGCAAATGATGTCAAGACTCCCTTATATTATGCAAGTGGAATCAAGACATAAAGAAGAACTTGAACAATTGGCAATCCAAGCATCTTTGGATGAAACCGAAGTTCCTGAGGGTTGGGTTGAGATTGATGCTAATTTAGGAACTCCAATCGATACTTCTAATTTTAGATATCAACCTGAAGAGCCCGAAGATGAGGAAGAAGAGGACGATGATGAAGAAGAAAAATTAGAAATGCCTTCTTTTGATATCGAAGATTTAACTGACGAAGAACAATTAGAATTAGAGAAACACAAAAGAAATATTATCAACGCGATTATTCAAGGAGCTGCGAAAAAAGGACATTATATCTTTCAAAAGCCAAGTGTAAAAAGAGTGTTAGATAGAATCGATCCACAATTATTCCCTCTTTATTTAGCAATAATGGCGGTTAATGACTACATGTATTTTACTCAAGAACAAATGATTGAAATGATGAGTCAGACTGGTCAAGGAGTTGCAGGTAAAGTAGAATTAGATCCTGGTGGTGATGAAGGAGAAGAAGGAGAAGAAGGAGAAGAGGGTGGTGGAGAAATTGATACTGTGATTAAAGCCGATGGGATGATTTTCCCAATCTTATGTCATGAAATTATAAAAGGTATTGAAGAATCAAAGGCAAGACACGGATTACCAAAGGAACCTGGAATGCGTCAAAAAGTACAAGGTCAAGTTGATACGTTAGCTAACGAGCCAATGCAACTTAGAATTGGACCTGAGATTGTTGAAAAAATTAGATTTTCTTTACCCGACCAAATGTTTGATGATGATAACAGGGGTCTAATAAACTGGTTCCATATCTTGTTATACCAAATTGATGCAACTGAATTCTTAGAAATTATCGGTAATGCAATTTCTGATGAAAAATCTAAAAACAAAAAAGCAACTGAAAGATTTGAAGAAATCATGAAGGAAGCTATGCAGATGAAAAGCGAGTTCGAAGATTATCAAGAGGAAAACGACATTGAACCAACTGATGAGGACGACGATGAAGGACTTGATGACTTCTTAGGAAGTTTAGGTATATCGAGACCCAAATAAGTCTCTGTGACAAAAGAACAATTAATTATTGAAGCTACGAAGTGCATGAAAAACACTCCGTACGCCATGAGAACATACCTTCAAACGTTTGACAATACGGTGAAGAAGTATGTTCCTTTGGATTTATTTCCCGACCAAGTTACATTGGTTGAAGATTACGACAACTATAACGAAAATATTGCCCTGAAATATAGACAAGCGGGGGTGTCAACGGTAACTGCTGCTTGGGCTTCAAAAAGACTTGTATTTGCCAAAAAGAATAACCCCGAAAAGGTTCTTATCATTGCCAACAAACTTGACACCGCAGTTGAGTTTGCCAATAAAGTTAGATCATTCACTGAACAATGGCCTCAATGGGTTGGAGCAGGATTCTCCCCTGACAAAAACGCCGCTCGACATTTTAAACTTATAAATGGATGTGAAGTTAAAGCCGTTGCAACTTCAAAGGATGCCTTACGTGGATATACTCCAACGATACTAATCTTTGATGAAGCCGCCTACATTGAAGCCGATGATGACTTTTGGGCTGCCTGTATGGCCTCACTATCTACGGGTGGTAAGGTTATTGTAATTTCTACACCAAATGGATACGATCCGATTTATTATGAAATCTACGATCAAGCGCTCAGAAAGATGAACACGTTCAATATCACTGAGATGTTTTGGTTTAAAGATCCAAGATACAATAAAGATTTACAGATGATTAAAACCGAAGATCTTATTGAATATCTTTTAAATCGAGAAAATTACCCTGACACAGAGATAGTTGATCTTACAGTTGAAAATTCATATGAGAGAGATTACACGATTGTAAGTGAATATTTGGATAAAGGATTTAAACCTTACTCGACATGGTTCGAGGGAATGGTTAAAAAACTTAAGTATGACAAAAGGAAAGTTGCACAAGAGTTAGAATGTAACTTCTTGGGATCAGGTGATAACGTGTTCGATGCCAACCAATTAATGAGAATTAAAGAAAATGACATTAAAGAACCAGATGGAAAGATGATGGCCGGTAATTTGTGGATATGGAAAGAACCTGTATTAACACACAAGTATATTATGGGTATTGACGTATCCAGAGGTGATTCAGAGGACTTCTCATGTATTGTGATAATAGACTTCGATGATAGAGAACAAGTATTCGAATACGTCGGAAAATTACCACCAGATACATTGGCGGAAATTGCATTTAAATGGGGTAATATGTATAATGCCTTTGCAGTGACGGATTTAACAGGAGGTATGGGTGTTGCAACAGCAAGAAAACTACAAGAGTTGGGGTATAAGAATTTATACGTTGAGGGTGTTACAGATAAAAACAAATATAAGTGGGATCCCAAAAGAGACGAAAAAATTCCTGGAATTAATTTCAATAACAAACGTGTACAAATTATTGCAGCATTCGAAGAGGCACTGAGACATGATTTCAAAATCAGATCATCAAGGTTATTGAATGAAATGGGAAAATTCATATATGTTCATGGAAGACCTGATCACCAAAAAGGTCATCATGATGATTTGATTATGGCAATATCAATGGCGATTTACGTCGGAGATACTTCATTCCAAAGTTTATCGAAAGTTGTGAGTCAGACTAAGGTTATGATTGATGCTTGGCATACAAGTGTTAACGAAAATAGAAATAGGTCCGACTTTTTCAATCCTATGATACCTGCAGGTGGAACAAACAGTGGAAGGTATCCATCAGAAGCAACAAAAAGCGATTATCAAAAGTATTTATGGTTATTCGGGAAATAATCTATTTAATATTTCCACGAAACAAATAGAATTATAACATGAATGAAAAGAACCTAACGGTCTGGCAAAGATTATCCCAAGCTTTTGGTCCTAACTCTCTTTTGAATCAAGATTATCCTACGCTCAAGTTCGATAAAAAAGAGTTACTAAGAACCCAAGATAAAGAACAATATGAGCGTGAAAAACTTCAGGCACAGCAAACCTTTTATCTGTCCAACCAATGGGCGAAAGTTGAGAATAACATGTATTCTCAAGCGGTTTATTATGAACCAACAAGACTTGCCTCAGTTTATGATTATGAGTCGATGGAGTATACTCCTGAAATTTCTGCAGCATTAGATATCTATGCTGAGGAATCTACAACAACAAACGAAGATGGATTTATATTACAAATTTATTCTGAATCAAAAAGAATCAAAGGTGTATTAGCCGATTTATTTAACAATACAATGGATGTCAACACTAACTTAGCAATGTGGACAAGAAACGCATGTAAGTATGGTGATAATTTTGTGTATCTTAAATTAGACCCTGAAAAAGGTGTTGTTGGTGTACAACAATTACCGAATATTGAAATTGAAAGAGTCGAAGCAGGTATGCACGAAAGAAGGGCACAATCTATCGAAAATCCTACAGAACACAAAGCACTTCATTTTACTTGGAAGAATAAAAATATGGAATTCCAATCATGGGAAATTGCTCACTTTAGATTATTAGGTGATGACAGAAAACTTCCATATGGAACATCTATGCTAGAAAAAGCAAGAAGAATATGGAAACAATTATTGTTATCTGAAGATGCAATGTTAATCTATAGAACATCAAGAGCACCTGAAAGAAGAATTTTCAAAGTGTTTGTTGGTAATATGGAAGATGCAGATGTTGAGGCATATGTACAACGTGTTGCAAACAAATTCAAAAGAGATCAAGTTGTTGATCAAAAAACAGGTAACGTTGATATGAGATTTAATCAGATGGCAGTTGACCAAGATTTTTTCGTACCTGTTAGAGATCCGGCAGCACCGAGTCCTATCGAAACATTAGCTGGCGCACAAAACTTAGCGGAAATTGCGGACATCGAATATATTCAAAAGAAACTTTTAACAGCACTTCGTGTACCTAAAGCTTTCTTAGGTTTTGAGGAGGTTGTTGGTGATGGAAAAAATTTAGCATTACAAGATATTCGATTTGCCAGAACTATTAATAGAATTCAAAAGAGTATGCTAGCAGAACTTAATAAAGTTGCTATCATCCACTTATTTTTATTAGGGTTTGAAGAAGAAATTGAAAACTTTACACTTGGATTAACAAATCCTTCTACTCAAGCAGATTTATTAAAGATCGATGTTTGGAAAGAAAAAGTGTTATTATACAAAGACGCAGTTTCAGATCCTGGAAATGGTATACAACCTGTATCTTCTACTTGGGCTAAAAAACACATTCTTGGATTCTCCGACGAAGAAATTAAAGTTGATTTACAACAACAGAGAATTGAAAAGGCTGTTGGTGAAGAACTTAAAAACACACCTGCTGTTATTCAAAAGACAGGAATATTCGATAATATAGATAAGTTATATGGAACGGTTACAGGATCCACGGCAACGGGAGCAACTCCTGAGGGTGAAGTAACAGAACCGTTAGGTGGAGGATTCCCAACACCACCAGCAGGAGGTGAAGAACCAACTCCTAGTCCTGAAGAGGCACCTGCAGGAGAAACACCGGCAGAAACAGTACCAGAGTCCCGTTTCGCTAACATGAATATTTTGTTAGATAGTGACATGATTAAAGGTCGAGATATTTTGGATTTGAGTCAAGGACAACAATTTTTAGGAGAAATGGAAAAAGAATTGGATAACTTATTAAATTCCTAATATTTATTAAAAAAATAAGTCCCAATGACATTCGGAGAAGTAAAATCCATAATAGAAGAGAGTTTGATTGAGTCGTACAAAGACCAAAAAAATTTCAAGAAAGTGATGAATGAATTTCATCAAAACGTGCTGACAAATAAATCAATCTCAAAACTATATTCTTTATATGATGATTTAACATCAGAGAAAGGTATGTCCGAATCTGACGCCAAAGAATATTTGGAGGAAGGGATTAAATTAATTCAAACAATCTTAGGTTCTTCAAAATTACCTAAGTTTAGTTCAAAGACTATCAATAACAAATATTCTGATTTAGATAATATTGTTTATACTAAAACGTTGAATATTTCTGAGAGAATTCAATCTAAGAAAAATCTTATAGATACATTAAAGAAATCACCTAATAAGGTTAACGAATCAATTAATATTCCTTTAAAGTCTATGGTTAGTGTTGCTAATCAAACTTTGAAAAGTTATATTGATACAATGGACGAGAATACTAAAAAAGATTTTTTAAAGGTGGTTACTGGTAATCCAAAAGAGTTAGAAACAGAATTCACAACTATAAAAGAAAGTGCAATAAC